TTCTTGGATACAAACTTGCGTGTGCAGAAGTTCCACTTAATTGTACACTTGGATTAAAATTTGTATCCATAAACGCACTTAATCCGTTTGGGGTAGCACCATTTGAAGTGAAAGTCCAACCCGAACTGAAAGTACCTGTAAATGAACTACTCTTCAAGTTCTGGGCACATGCCGCCGCACTTGCCCCCACCATTGGGTAAATGGCTTTCATACTTGACCAAATACCCGCACTTTTCATATCAAGCACAAGTTGATTAGTTGCGTTCTTTTCGGTGGTTGTAAGCGAGCCACCCGCAGTTGTAACGCGGTCAAAAAATGCTTGTGCATCGGGGTCAAAGCCACCGCCACTACTGGCAGTAAACCCGCCAACCCTTACACCAACGCCAACGCCAAACATTATTCCCCGTACATTACAACTGAACCACTCGCCAAGGTGATTGAACTGATATAACTACCATCGGCAACGGCAATGAATGTGCCTTGCTTTAATGTCACACCACTCAATCCCAATGTTGTCATCAACGATGCTGCGGATTGATCCAAAATTGCAGATACAACGGCATCCGCATTTACCACAAACCCACGGAATCTTCCCGTGTTGGCACTTGTGTTTGATACGACCTTTGAACCCGTGTAACCCGCGCTAAATGAACTTGCTGAAATACTCATGTCTATAAAACGATTAGATGGTTATTTGTTCCACATTCTCCGCACCATAAATGGCTACCAAGGCATCGTACACGGCATTCACCAACAATGATTCTGCGGGGATTGTTTCGTACGCTACCACTGATAATTCAAGGTTTGAAAAAGTGGTGTTAAAATCTTCAATGCCTTGAATCGGGGCTTTGCCTTCTGCCAATGCTTGAACACTTGCAAAAACAAAGGTTGCGATTTGGGCGGGAATGATTCCGTCTTTTTGGTCTTTAACTGATGCGTAACCTTCTGCGATTACTACTACTGAACCCGATGGGATTGATAAACCGCTTGTTAGGTTTACATTACTATTGATTTTTATTGCTTGCATATCTTTACAAAATTAGAATAAATCGTTCCAAGTGCTACCATTGTAGCAACATAGTTTGTTAGTTGTGGAATCGTAAACAACCAAACCCGCAATTGCCGAAATGGCGTTCTTTTGGGTTGTTGTCATTCGGGGTGGTAGGAAACCTTTTGTTGTGGAATCCGCTTGTAAAACTGCTGAAGCGTTTGGAGAACCCGAAGAATTTACTATTAACGCACCTGCCCCACTTCCCGTCATGACTAAACTCATTCCTTGATTACCGTTGTAATCTTTGTAACGGATTATATTGTCAGATTGAGAATTATATGACTTTGCATAAATACCACTACTTACCCCACCTTGAATATCTAATTGACCCGTTTTTGAACCTGCGAATAAAGTTAAATAACCATCATCTCGTAAATTGAATAAATTAGTTGCTGCACTATCTTGCACCAAAAGCGATGTTGTGGCGGAGGTTGAGCCATTCCCACGAATACCAACACGAGCAGTCATTTCGCCACCCGTCAATCCAGTTCCAAATAATGTTTGACCAACTCGACCTACTATTTCATTGCCTTCGTTGATTTGAAAAGTGTATCCAACATTTGATAATCCAACTTGTGATGGAACAATTCCAAATGTATTCCCCGTGCTTGTTTCTGTCAATTTGAACCATTGACGAACCAAAGATGGAGATTGCCAATTCCCCACAATATGTGTCAATGCGGTTGGTGAGTTTGTTCCAACGCCTAATCTTTTATTGGTGTTATCCCAAAAGAAATTAGCCGCATCACTTGCAAACGCACTTCCATTGCTGAACTGAATAGCACCCGCAACACCGCTTGGCGATGTTACCACGGGGATATTCCCCGAACCTAACAAACTTGCACCATTGATGGTCTTGATGTTTGTTCCCGATACCAATGTATCTTGTTTGGCCGCAACTTGCGAAGCCGTTGGAACTGCAACACCACCTTGTTTCAATTGGTTGGTAAAATTGACTTCCGTTGTGGATACCTCCATTGGTAGGTTGTTACCATTACCATCAGAAAGTACCTTTGGTGTTCCACTTATGGCGGTGTTATCGCCCGTTTTTATTAGTCCTGGGTATGTTCCCGCAGGGGTCAAGCCGTTTAATGATATTCCCATGATTATATATTATTCCAAGTATCGTTAATTGAATTCCATTGAGTGTTGATTTGTTGCCATTCCAAGGTTGCAAATGTCGGGTTCCGTGTGATTTGCCCAATGCCTTGCGCCCACAAAGTGCCATCACAACACTTTTTGGAATATGTGTTTTTGTCCTTGCACAAACACGCCCGTGTTCCACCACCTTGCGGGGATGACCTTGATGGGGTTTTCCACCCATTCTGTGTGTTGTTCGGATTATTTGGGTTGTTCCAATTGCTCATTTTTTGAAAATTAAAAGGATTAAAAATAACAATGCTAACACCGATCCAATCGCTACACCAACTTTTTGTGGTACGCTAATGCGTTCCCTATACTGAACTTGTGGTGGTAACTGAATGGTCTTGGTGTAACGGATGGTGTCCGCCTTCACAATTGTCTTTACTCTTATCACATCATGATTTCTGTAAACAATCGTTTTAACGCCATCCTTTTCTATTGTGAGGGTATCAATCGTTTTTGTTGTGAAAGTGTCTGTAATGGTCACAGAATCACGCACAAACACGGTATCAATGCCATACACGCTTATTTGTGCCATGGCGGGGTTCTTTTTGATGGCTTGTTCTAAATGCCACTGCGCCGAACACCCCGTCAACAAGATGATAAGTGTTAATAATTTACCACCTTTGACAAACAAATCGCACTTCACCTTATTGATGGTTTTCAACTGCGTCATGTAGGTGGTCAATTTCTTGACCTTTTCATCCTTTGGCTTGTATGTTTTCTTTACAGATTCCATGAAACATAGTTTGACGGATTTGTATTTGGGTATTCACCCGCTTGTTGGTCCTCGGTGTACTGACTAAATAATTGTGGGTAGTAACTCAAATAATCCACAACCCTACGGCGATAAGTTTCCGCGATGTTTCTTTGGCGTTGAACCAATGTATCAATTTCACTTTTGTCTGGCAAGGTTGTGTTTTCGGGCGAATTCCTCAAAATACCCGCATTGCTCACCTCATAACCATGAAACAACAACAAATCTGCCATGGCGTAATGAATCAACATCGGTTGAACATAGTGCGAAACCAAAGTTTGGTAATTGCCCGTCAATGTTCCGTTTTCAACCTGGGTTAAAATGTACCGATACAACTTCGTTCCCAATAGTTCTTGAACTTGTATGTCTTGACTGATTTTAACAAAGGGATATATTTTATCTACATCCACATTCCCACCCAATTGAGTGTATTTGAAGATTAATTCTTTGTCAACCAGTAATATGTCATCGTTTGCGTACATCTTATTTATTCTTTAATGATCCTTTGTTTGGCATATCAATGGGGCGTGTCTTAGCGGTATTCCACCCACTTGGTGAGAATGGCACACCCGCGTTGTCTGCGCTTTTATTTGATACTTCGTTGTAATTATCTAAATCCCTACTTTCCCCAACCTCATTTGGTTGTTTTGGCAAGAACTTTCCTTTGACTTGTTTGCGTCTGAATGTCAATCGTTCCCATCTGTGGTGACAATTTACACCGCCTTTGTACTTCCAAATTGAATAGGAACTTTGACCGCTTGGGGCGAATTGTCCGTTCACACCCGAATCACCCATTTGGATAATATCTTCCCTACGGAATATCACTCCGCTTTTGGCTTCTTGAACCATAGTAGAGCAAAACTCCCTTGATTTGTTGGAAATGAAATCAGGACCATAACGGTATCGGATTTTGTAAACCCCTTTATCGTCATCACTTTTTTTATTGGGGTTGTCATACGCCAAGTTAAATCTTAGTTCTTCATCCGCGTCTGTAACCTCTTGAACATCAATAAGTTCCCATTCATCGGTGTTAATTATTTCCCCCTTACCTTTCAAATGTTCAATCCAAGATTTTTCGTCTTGAATGGTCATGTCCGCTAAATCAATCTTTTTTTTTTGACTTGCCAAGGATACGCCCGTTTCTTCTTCACGGGTTTCGTCATCAATGACATTGCCACTTAAATCGGTGAATTCCAAAGGTTGTAAGGTCTTGAAATAAAGATTCAAATTAAACCCGTTAAAATTCAACACCTTGGTGACTGCATCAATTATCAATCGTTGGAAAGGACGGATAACAACATTATCAAACAAGATAGACGCTGACTTCAATTCATCTGCGTTGCTACCAAATCCCGTGTTATCTTTAATACCCAACAACAATGGCGAAACGATACGATGCGCCACCATTATTTTTTGCATTGATTCTTGAGATAGGAACTGATATTGGTTGTGGGCATCGCTCAATTGAACGGGGGTAATATCCGCACTTGAATCCTTGCCATCGTTCCAACTGATAATAAACCTACCTGCGTTTGACGATCCGCCAAACTTTTGTTTGATTTGGGCTTCCACAGTGTCTTTAACCTCGGCGGGTGGTTGCCCGTTGTTAAAGTTTATCAACATTGATGGGGCTAACCCATTCATGATGTTGTTAATATGGAAATTGGAAATCTCCGCTTCCAAGTTGGCATATTGCGTACCGCCTTGGTAATCCACTGGTGCGAAGTAAAACGAACCCGTTGAATATGGTTTGATTGTAAGAATACATTCGTTTGCACTTTGGTCATAACCGAACGCCCGAAATTCAATTGGCGTGTGGTTACGCTTCATGTTCGCCCAATCGGGGCAATAATAGTACTTTTCAATTTCACCCTTTTCGTTGCATTTAGCGGGGCGAAGGGTTTGTTGTGGAAAGTGTTTGGCTTGGACATACTTTTTTCTGTCCTTTGACTTTACAAGTTGGAATGATGCTTGCCCCAACATCTTCAAATCCATTGCAACGGCGCGAAGGTCATCCGCACTAAACAACTTTTTGAATTCAATGTAACCTGGCAAGTCCCTTGATGCCCTTGTAACCTCCAACCCCTTGCCAAAAATTTGGTCCACCGTGCCTTTAATACACGCATTGTTGGTGGGTGATGAATGGTATAAGTCAATCAGATATTGGTAGTAATTATTATCATCACCATATTGCACCCAATCTTTGTTCTTTTGCTCAATGATGGATGGTGCGGTGTATGATTGTAATTGTATAAATTCTAAACTCATAGTGTTTTCCAATTAGGTGTACCAGGGGCAGTTGTTGTGAACTGCTTCCAAGTGTTGTAAATGTTTGTTGTTCCCGTAATCCAATATCCCAAAACCTCCCAAATCAACACATTCCCATTGTACACACGAAACAATAATTCATCCGTGTTCTTTGCCACTGCGTTAATTGGCGTTAAAGCGGGTAAATTCATTGTGATGAAGGAATATGACTTCACACACGCAGTCGTGGTGGAAACCATCGTTTTTGTGGGTTTATGCCATACCTCAATGGTTGCCGTTGACACACCTTCAAAATCCACGAACGATGTGAATGTAACTGATGTGGATGTGTTATTGATGTGCATACCTATAAAACGCAATTCTAACTTTTTGTTACAAAAGAAAACCCCCCACCGATTTGATGAGGGGTTGTTGTCTACAAATACTCTTTGTAGAGTGGTTAAAATTAAGCCGCAGTGACAATGGTAATTACGCTTCCCAATTCAGCATAATTGTCGGCATCTACTGCCATCGGAGGATTTGGCTCGCTTGACATGAAAGTCAAAGTATTCAAACGGGCATCACCCATTTGTACACCCCATGAAGATGTTCCGCCATTGGCATCACAACCCAAAGTTGCACCAATCAACCAAAATTGGTCGTTTCTATCCCACACGATGATTTGCCATCTACCTTGTGTCAAAACCTTCAATTGATCCATATCAGAATCCCCCGTTACTGGGGTTTTTCCGCTTGGTTTGAATGACAAAGTAAAGGTGGTTTCGTATGCAGATGTTCCGTTATCTCGTGATGCAATAACTGCAGTTTCAATGGTAGACAAACCCTTCAACTCCCAAAAGTAACCCGACAATTTTACGGGTGGAGTTGCACCATTATTCAATTGAGTTACTAAACCGCTTCCATCAGTTGTGATTGCGTTTGCAAATTCAAAGGGTACGAAGAACGCACCTT